AGGTGATTGTGCTATAAGCACCTGCCCACCACCCGCATAGCAGGTGGTTTATTGTTTCGCACATCTCCATTTCTCCGTTTGGAGAAACTCCGATGCACTCAACAGGCTAAAGCCCATAAGAAAAGAGCGGTAAGCTGTGACACCTACCGCTCCTAAAATTACTTTTTGAGATATGCTCTTGTGACTGCACCGATTTTTCCGTCCACTTTGATACCGACACTCTTTTGGAATGCTTTTACTGCATCAGAAGTGGTTTTTCCGAAATATCCGTCAATGTTCGTCTTACCTTTTGCATTTACAGACGGCATAAAGCCTTTCCTTACAAGTTCGTACTGCGCCCACTTGACATCGTTTCCATTCATCATTGCCAGTGGCTTGTAATACAGAAGTCTTTCCGGTTCTGTATAAGGGTTGCTATGGCTTGTAGAATCCCCATATACGGCATCTAATTCCTTGTACCATACATTCATGTCTACATTGCCTACAATGCCGCCTACACGCCCTTTAGAAGTATACTGCCAGCCTACCATGTTAGGTACTTGCGGTTGATACTTCACATCACACTTGCCGTTATTCTTGCCGTACCGTGCGATCCACATGGGATAACTCACACCGCCATAAGGCTTAATGTATGTCTTGTAAAAACTTTCCCCAGTGTATACACCGAATGACAATCCTGCATCGGTGATGACCTTTCCGTAAGCATTGATAATGGAAATAATATTTTTGCCAAGACCTTTCATAACGGCATCTTCAACATCAAGATATACTGTCACTTTTCTGCCATTAAGAATAGTAAGCACTCTTCTTGCATCAGATCGTGATTTTGCAACCGTTGTAATATATCCGTATTCATATACTCCGTGCACATGGACATTGTGCTCTTTACAACCTTTCCAGTTCTCCTCAAACTTCTTGTCCGGGTTCAAATCCTTACGGATGACTTTCAGAATAGCAAAATCAATACCGTTCTGTTTTACCGCCCACCAGTTAATCGTCCCCTGGTATGAGGACACATCAATTCCTGTTAAACTCATGTTTGTTTCTCCTTAATCCGGGCTTTCCGGCAACCCTTGTTCTCTTAATGCTTTGATTCTCTGTTTCATTTCCCATATTGCAATTTCTTCGTTGGATTCTTTATAAGTCGGCTCTTTTTTGCTTTCTTCAATTACCGGCTTTTTAATATACTCTGACTTTGCATTTTTGCTAAAACAATGGTCTATTGCTACACCAAATGCCGATATACCATAATTTCCAAACCAATACCACATCTCTGTGTCTCTCTGCTTCATTTCTAGCTTGTACGATTCTGCATAAGGCTCTAAATCCGCAGGACAGGAAGAATCTATATCTTTTACTGTAAATCCGTATCCTTTTGTGTATAAAAGCCACATAGGGCGTACTTCTTTACAGTATATTTTCCATGTTAGTTCTTTTACTTCTTCTGTGCTTTCTTGGGGTTCTTCTCCTGCTCCTGTTTCAGGAGCTTTGCTAAAAAACCATTTTCAAGTAACTCTCCTTGCACATCAGAAAACAACTTCTGAATGTCAGATTCGTCAGAATCGAAATAATCATCAAGCATGGAATAAACCTCGCTTAACTTTGCTTCTTTCTGCTCTTTGTTGTAAGGGTCAAAACCGTATTCATCAGAGTGGTATTTCTGTAAACCGACAAGAATCAGTTCCGGAAGTAACATGAGAATGTTATTCACGGATTCAATGCCGTCTTCCTGCTTTTCAAGGTTTGCCAGTTTCTTGATAATGTTGTTTTTTACGGTTGCCTCGTAACCGAATTTAATGTTCAGTTCCTTTTTTCCAAATTTTACTGTCAGCATATTTTATCCTTTCCCCAACATTTTGTTGGAAAGGAGCCGCCCGAAGACGGCTCTCTTTTGCTAAATCAATGTTTCGTCTACCGTTTCATCATTGTCAGCCACGGCAGTGTTATTTGTTTCTGACTGACTTTCTATTTTTTTGTCAGTGTAATTGCTGTGGGATAACCGTTTTCATCCTCTGTTACTGCAACAGTGTAATTGTCTTCAATCCACTTCGGCACAGTAGCCTGTGCAATCGTAGCAGTTCCGGTCAGATGATCGTCTGTTGCTTCGTCCGGTGCAAAACTTTCCTGACCGATAAATGCGCAAATACCCTCTGAACCTTTTCCGTCAGTTCCATACAGGATGATAAAATCGAGTTTCTTTCCCTCATTTGTCACCATTTCATCCTTGTACTTTTTCTCAAATGCTCCTTGCACTTCCATACTGTTAGCGGCTCTACGACCCATTTCCTGCGTCTCTACCAAATCTTCCAGTGTAGAAGTATCCACCATATTCTGACTTCCGAACGGTGAAGGAATACTTTTTGCTCTCATAAGCAGTTTGTACGTTCCTGCCCAGTACTCACCAGTAGCGGCACTAGAACTAGGCTCTTTATAGGCAATTCTTGATTTTAAACCAGTAGCCATATTTACCTCCAATTTTGCATAAAAAATAGAGCCGTTAGGCTCTGACAATAGTTACAATATATCATCAGCATCTACGTTTCTTCTGAACCGTGCGGTGCTTCTGTATGTGTCCTGCGAAGTATTATTGAACTCCGGCATGGAAGTTATTTGAAATCGCAGACGTTTGAAAAGTCCGGCAACCGTAGCCATAATAGCTTCGGCTTCTTCTTGACTTTTGTTGGTTATCACATCCACCTGGTATGATGCTGTGATTCCATTAACAGAACGTGCTTCAAGGTCTTGTCCTGTCTCTGTAAACGGCATAGCATGAAAGTACACCGTAGGGAATGTAGGGTCTGACAAATCCTTACTTTTGTCCGTCACATAAGCTTTAGGATGGCTCTGCGGTATCTTCATTTTTAAGTACGATGCAATCTTGACTTTAAAATCTGATACCCACTGATATTCATTATCCACTACCAAACACCACCTTTGCTGTCTGTGATACAATATCACGAAGTTCTATTGAAGTCAGGTACATAAATGGTCTTGACGGCATACCTTCTGTAAAATACCATTTACCGTCATCCGCAGGATAAAACCATCCATATCTTCCATCCGCAAGTTGCCTTATGGTTTTTCCGCTTGCATACTGCCAGTCAACACCTTCCGGTAGTTGATATGGATATGGTGACTGCTTTCCAACAACACCAGTACCAAACTCTACGAAAGCCGCATGGTCTGTACCGGCAACCACCGCCCAAACACCGCCACCCTTTACAGAGCCAACGTATTCCGTATGAATGCTTTGCAAAAGTTCTGATGTAAAGATAGCATCAAGGTCAGAAATCTGCACTCTAGCAATCTCTACACCCTTTTCTGCCAGTGTTTCAGCCAGTAGCCTACATTTATACTCTAAACTATTTTCATAGTCTCTAAGAGCCTTTACAGCCGCTTGTATGGACTTTTGGTCAAACAGGTTGATATTGATTGTCTTTTCCATATCACTTCACCGTTTTCTGTAACAAAAACAAATCTGCTGTCAGTCCCTCGTCTGCAACGCCTTTGACAACATAGTCAGCAGTCTTGTTGTCCACAAGTCCGTCATCGTCACGACCTACTTCTGACTTCTTCCAGATAACATCTCCTGCCTTAATCGGCAAATAGCCTTTGTCGGTCACAATCTGACAATACGAACTGGAATCATCAATACCAAATTCCTTTACCAGTACTTCCGACAGCTTATTACTGATGTTGGCAGAAAAAAGGACGGGTTCAGAATATCCGGTAGTTTCTCTCAAAACCACTGGAATCCTTTCTCCGTCCATCTCGATGTACTTTATTTCTCCGTTTTCGTCCCGGTCATAAATCGTGACTTTTTCTCCCTGCCGTGAGTACTTCATGTCCTGCTTGTTAATGTCAAGCATCTTTCTTCACCTGCTTGTAAATCTGATTTACACCAGTGCTTGCCAAACCGGAAACAATTCCAACCGCAATAGCATTCAGTACGTCATTTGCCGGGAAATCCGGAATAACATACATTCCTACTACTCCGAGAATACCACCAACAATGCCGACAACAACCGGGATGTAGTTATCCTTAATAACCGGAATCAGCTTCGCTCCAATACCGGCAAGATAGCAGATAACTACGATTGCAACACAAGTTCCTACCTGTGAAAAATCCATCATTCCTTACCTCCGTTCTCTTTAATGTTAAGTCTTTCCTCAATTCCATCAAGTCTATGATGCGCAGATGCCGTACTGGCTTCAACCTTTGTCAGCTTCTGTTCATGCTCTGCAAGCTCTTTCTTCATCTCTGAACGCTCGCTTTTCATTTCATTGATAGTATCAAGGATGGTGTCCAGTTTCATGTTGATGCGTGTGTTTTCTTTCACACGTTCCTCAATATCCTTTGTGTCTGTTCTTTTGCTATTTTTCAGACCAATGTAGACGGAAAAACCGAGTGATAACACGCTTATAATGATTGCTGTAGATAACTCTATAGTCACATCATATACCGCCTTCCTTGTTTGTTGGCACACAGCCCACCACCCTTAAAGTGTGCCGCCTGCAACTTTATTACTGGAATCAGTAACATTGTCACGCACAATCTTCTTTTAATTACAATACCTTTGCAAATGGAAATACGCCAACAAACAGATCCTCGCGGTTTCTCCATGTTCTCGACACACCATTCTCTGAATAGCTTGCCATGAAGTTTTCACCTGCTTGCGATCTGTCATACACAACAAGATTAACCACCACGGACTGAAATTTTTTCATATCCGCAGCAATCTTCTCTTCCGTGTAGCTTTCTTGGTACATTCTCTTTGCTCTGATGTCGGCTTCTGCTTGACTGATAAGTTGTTCCAAAAAAGGATTTTCTTCCAAATGGTCAAACACGACCTCGGAGCTTTCAGAGTCAATATGAAATTGTTTCAGACGGATTTTTACTTGCTCCAAAGTCGTATATTCTGCCATGTGTTACCTCTTATTCATCCTTTGCTACTACTGCCTTGCTGCCAGCCTTAACTGCCTTGTAAGATCCATCGCATTCTACTACGGTGATAATCTTTCCAGTTTCTGCGGTAATCTCTTCGCTACCGTCCCATGCAGCCCACGTCTGTACAGATTTTCCATAAGTTACATTTTGAGCGGATTCTCCAATCTTGTACTTATAAGAGTTATCTGCGCCTTTGCTAGGGCTTACAGTAATCTTTGTTTTACCATTATCTGTGGTGCTTGCAATACTGGTAACAGTCAATGTACCAAGAGTGTTATCTCCTGTAATTGTGGACACTACAATGCCGTCAATTCTTTCTGCGAAAAGAACAATGCCAGAAATGACAGTGTCCTTACAGGTCATGTTGTCATAATCCGGCGTTTCATGGATTCCAATATATCCGGTTGCATCAGAAGTAAAAGTGAATGCTTCATCCAGATCCGCACCGTTTACAGGAATGTAGTACAGAACAATATTATCTTTTGCGGTTGCATAGATGCTTCCCTTTGGTACAGAACTGTTAAAGATAACAGTGCCAAGTCCAAGGAAGTTCTCTACATAGGTCATGCCAAAAGCATTTTGTAAAGAGATTTGTGCGGTTGCCAGATAGTCTGCCACATCCAGCGGATTCATGAAGTATACTGCTTGAATTTCATCATCTTCAAACAGCACCTGTAACTGTCCCCATGCCTGTGCAAGTGCAGCCTGGAAAGTCTTTCCAGAAGCAGAGCCTGTGCCAGTAGAAAGAAAAACAAAGAAGTTCTTACGGATTCCCTTCTGCACATCTTTCAGCATTTCGTCGCCAGTCATTACAACCGCTTGATCGTACCCCTTTTCGATGATGGCTTCTGCGGAAGTGGCTTTTCTCCACTTCTTCAAAGTAATCTCTTCATAGTTGACGGGTACAGTTTTGTATTTAGAAAGAGGAATGGTATCTCCTTCTGCAACCAGTCCATCTTGAAGAGTTCCTACTGCCTTGTAGGACTTCAACATGGTTCCTGCTGCCTTAGGGATTTTTCTGGTTACTCCAAGGGCTTCTACCAACTTTTTAATGGAATACCCAAAAAGATTTACGAACTCAATTTCTCTTGCTTTTGCAAGGTCATCTTTCTTAATCAGATTGTTTTCTGCTGCCATAGTTTATACCTCCTAAAATAAATCTTGGTTCATTGCAATAGCACGTCTACGCTCATTTCTGTCCGGAATTGCCATAATCTGATCTTTGGTCATACCAGAGTATTCGCCGCCACCGATATTCACTCTTGGTCTTGTGCGCATCCATTCAGCCTGTGCTTCTGCTACTGCCGCTTTTTTTTCGTTTTCAATAATAGTTGCAATGGCGGTATGGTCAGATTCCGAAACCGCATCAATCAACTTTTCAACAGATTTTTCAGAAACTCCCTTGTAGGCAGCTACTGCCTTAATGTGGTTAAGTTCCTTTCGCATGGACTCTCTTTCTTCGTCCGCAATTCTCTGTGCTTCTGCTTTTGCTTCCGCTTCCTGCTCTTCCGCAGTCTGCTTCGATCGAAGTTGTTTCTTGTACTCTGCTGCTTCCGAACTAGCTTTATCAGATCTGTTTTTATACTTCTCTTTTTCAGCTCTTTCCGTAGCAAGTTGCGCCATGAGTTCTTCAACAGTAGGCTGTTTGCCTTCAATCTGTTGTCCACTAACTTCTGTTGTTTGTGTTTCTGTTGTCTGTGTGGTTACATCTGCCATGATTTTTACCTCATTCTTTCTTAATCTTGCTCTTTATACTTTTTCTCTAAGTTCTTGCGATTAACGTCTTCTCTGACGTAAGGCATATAAAAAGCCACTGGGAAAACCCAATGGCTTGATATCATGATATTTATTTGTCTGTACGGCTCTTATCAATTAAAGGGCTGTTAGAAATTTGGTCTGACAAGTCTTGCATTGTCCTTTCCGAATTTGGTTCTTTTTCTCCATCCCCACCTTCTCCAGCATTTTGGCTATTTGTTTTATAAATAGTTTCTTGGTATTTGCGAACTCCTTCTCCACTTCTGCTGCATACCTTGCTTGGATCATCGAAAAACGGGATGGAATCAGTAGTATCTTCAAGACTAAATCCATGACTGAGCATAGTAGCCATTGCATTCACCTTCGTTGACATTTCGTATGTCTTTTGTCGCTTGATGTTTGGCTCTAAATCAGCTATTGTAAGTTTTCTCATTGGATCATCTTGCGGAACATAGGAAGATGCATTGATAGCTGCTAACACAACCTCAACCTCTTCCATTTTGCACGAATCAATAATCATCTGCTGTTTTGATGCCGCTGCTTCTGCATGGCTCCACCCTGTAGCATCACTCATTGCGACACCAGTACTGCCACCAGAATTATCATTTCTTTGCGGTACATTGCACTTTTGCAAGATTGTTTGTCTCCGTACCTGTATATTGTTAAGCATTCCTTCGTAGTCATAATTAACAGCAAGTGCTTCTACAATAGGTGTTTTTCCATCGGATGCCGTATATGTTTGCATCCATTCACCAGACTTTGGCTTTCTTACGCTTTCTGTAACTGTACCATCTTCGTTTTTTTCCTCAACAGTAGGAAAATCAACATCATTCGTGTGCCATATAGCTTGTGTATTTTGGTCAACATCATTGGAGAAATCCGAAATCATAAGATTCAAATTATCCATTTCGGAAATTTGCCGCTCCCACACTCCCATACGATCATAAGACCGGAAATACTCAACAATAGGGACAACTCCTAAAGGATTTTTTTCTCCGCTTCTTTCTTCGTGTTTCCATTTATTAGCATCATCTTCAACAGCATCGCCATTGATGATTTTGTTCATATCCCTAATTTCGTATCTGCTGTCTTTACTGTAACAAGTGTAGTATGTACTTCCGCTGTTTTTATCATGCCGGAATGTTACTCCAAGCATTGTTCTTCGATCTGCATAATAGCTTGACTTGATAACAAATGAAGTCATTGGATTAAGTACATCATATGTAAAATATGCTTTCCCAGGTTTCCATTCTGTATTTACGTCGATTAAAACATTGCAAATAGCACCTATTAACATAGGTCTTGCAATTTCTTGTGTTTTTGTTTTGATTTTTACAAGATTGTATTGCTTATTAAGGTTTTTTACTCCCTCTGCAATCTCTTTATCTTCTGCATCTCCAGTCTGAACCAACGTAATAGGATTCCCGAAGCCGAATGAACTCCAAAATTCCGTAACCTCGTTTGCCACATTATCTACGCAATGGCAATCAATGTCTGTTCTTACTTTCTTTTTTCTTTTAAGTGGCTGATTTCCTTCATCATACTCCATGAGGTATCTAATTCTTGCTGCATTTACCCTATGGTCTGTCATGGCATTCCTCAAAACATCAATGACATTTTTGTATGTAATTTCTTCTACATCCGTATAAAGTACAATTCTTCCAGTTTGCATTTTTATCACCTACATAAATGTCATTCCGCTGCTTTGGTCTCTTTTTGGAAGTTTCTTGATCTCACGTTCTCCGGTCTCCGTATGGTAAACAACCATTTTATTGCAATTCCGGCACTTATATGTCTTGTCGATGTGTGATTTTGAACTGCATTCACCGACCAACCTTCCGCATCCCGGACAGTACACTCTAATTTTTTGGTTAAAAATCATAAATACCTCTTTTCTGCGCACAAAAATACCGCCCTTGCTGATAAGAGCGGTACTTCTGGAGTCTTCACATGATCTGAGGAGGAAATAAAAAATATCTTTGAATCTTTCTGCATCTTAATAGTATCACGGAAAAATCGGACATATCGGACAAGTTTATATGGAACTATACGATTTCGTATGTTTTTTCAAAAATATCAGGCTTGCAAGGGTAAAATTCTCCATTTACTCCTTTTATTATAAAATCATTTATAGATACGTTCATATATCCCTCTAAAGTTTTTATTTTCATGATTACATGAGGCGAAGATTTTCCTGCTCTCCAAGCATCATCGATAATTTCATATATAAGTGATTTCCCAACAAATGCTTTTATTTCATCTAAGTTAATGCCATTCCATCTAATAGCTTCAACAATAATAGGTATCTTTCTATATTTTGCCATTTTTATACCTCCGTATTATTTTAATTTGCCATATAGCGATCAAATGCTTTTCTTACGCTATCCTCTGTGTTTCCACCACCGATTCTATCAGCAACCTTGTTCCATGATAATTTTTCAATAAATCGTAAATTTATGATCCGTCTTATACGGCTGTCCTGAACGCTTGCAATAAATTCTTCGACTTCATTATTTTTTTGCAGTAAATCGTCCTCTAAAAGCTGTAAAGTAGCTTTTCTTGAATAAAGCAATGTTCTTTTTCTGCTGTACTCTGGATAAGGGAATCCTTCAATACGAAAATGTTCAGTGCCGCCGCATCCACCTGATACGCTGTCAACAACATTCCCATCCGATTCAATTTTTCTGATATCCGATTCAAGTTTTTTAATCTTCTGCTGTACTTCTTTGATTTCTTCCTGTAAATCTATGTATTGAGATAAAACCTCTTTGGTCACCATTTGATTTACCTCCTATATAGGGCTTGACAAAATTACTGTTGGCTTTATGTATCCGCTACGCATCTCATTTTCAAACAGTGCAATGCTATCCGGCGCATCATCGTGTTTTACTTTTCCGCTACGTGTCATAGTAGTTAATTCCTTCATGAATTTGTAGTACTGGCTCTGCCTGTCCATTTTCTTGAAATCACGAAAATAGTAATCACGAATTACATTATCCCTTGCATTTTCCATTCTCGTAATTTTGTTGGAACAGTTAAACTTAAACCTTGCGCTACATCTTCCTCCCTGCGACTTTACAATGTCCATAACATCACGACCAAAATATTCCCCTGCACTGTTGCTCTCAAAAGTGACTGTTTTAACATTGTGCTTAATAAGCATATTTGCGCATTCAGGCTTTGTGAACTGTGTTCCTGCATTATCAAATACTACATCAACGATATATACCTCGTTACCGTACACATATCCGACTGGCATAGCGCAGCTATCTTCTCCCTTGTCGGCACTATCGCAAGCCGCCATGATTGCATCCGGCTCTCTGTCAACTGGAAGTTCCTCAAAATAATTTAACTCATTTTCAGAGAACATTCTTCCCTTTGCTTCGTATGGTTCTTGTTGGAACTCTGCCGCCCAGGTTTCTTCGGAAACAAGTTTTCTTTCTTTCCGGTAATAGTCCGTAGTAAATATTTTTCTAAAACCTTTTTTGTCCTTTCGGTAAATTTCCCAGTTACTTTCATCCGTGACCGGATCAAGTGCCGGAATCGCAACTTCTCTCCATTTCCATCCAAGTTCATCAGCCTTATTCTGTAGTGCTGTAATAGGGTCATACAGGCTGTATTTTGTTCCTTGGATAATAATGGGAGTGCCCTCTAATCTACGTCCTAAAACGTCATCTGTGACCTTTTCACACAGGAACTCTAATCTATCACGGTTTCTTGCTTCCTCGTGATTCTTTACGCAGTCATCAATATAGACAAGCACATTTGCTTCGGTACAACCTACGATTGCACCGTCTATAGGTCGGCAGGTAAATGTAGGGAATATATTCTTGCTTTTTAGGTCTATGGACAGATTCTCTGCACTCTTGTACCCATCTTTGCTTATTTTTGTAGCTTCCGGAAAAACACTTAAAAACCGCTGATAGGTACTTTCAGTCTCAAATCCTTGCAAAAGTCCACCGTAGAACCTTTTTACCAGTCCTTCACCTTTTCCAACACCAAAAATGCTTCCGTCCGGGTCTCTTCCACCCATCATCTGTGCCAGTTTTAGTCCACCAGTGGTTTTACCGGTACGTTTCGGTTGTGAAACTGATAGGAAATCCAATTTTCCGTCATAAATCTCTTGATATGCTCCGACTACCGGCTTTAAAACCTTTCTTCTCGGAAAATAGAATCTCTTCCACGGATCTTTTTCGTCAATTTCGATGTAATAAAAAAAGCTGTCAACAAGATAAGCTGATTCGTACATTAAAACATTGTAGAATTGCTCTAAAACTTTGTATGATGTGTCATTACCTCCTGCGTATACTTCCAAATCAGCAACTCTTCCACCAGTCTTGTCCTTGACATATTGTGCTATGTAAGATTTTGCTTTTGCCGATTGTTGCAATCCGTATTGAACATCTTGTTCTGACCGAAATGCAACCGCCAAAGCATCTATGTACGCATCAATGACCTGTTCATCAATTCCCTTGCGCTGTATGTAATTGTCATAGCTGTTTACTGCCGATATAAGGCTCTGACTTGCCAATATAAAAGAGCCTCCTTTCCTTACATTTTGGAAATTTGGCTCTCTGCGTAGGCACTCTACGACTGGTGCTCTTGGAAATATTTTATTTTCTATGCTAAGCAGTCCAAAACACAACATAACACATATGGTTTGTGTCAAATGTTATACTGATAATTTGTTCTGCGCTCTTTAATTCTTCCCAATCCTGGTTATTTTGCAGAATGGCTTGATTTATATCATTAAGGTTTTTGCAATATTGCCATTTCACCAACTTTGCTTGATTCATAAATTATTTCACCCCAATTTTATTGATTTTCCCGCATTTCGGGCATTTGATTTCAGCCTGTCCGTTGAATTTGCCTAAAAGGCGGTTGCAATTTCTGCATCGTTCCGCTTCTAACCTTGCCCACGGTTCCGGCATAGTCTTATTTACGTATTCTTCCTCTGACATTTTAAACATTTCAATTTTTTCTGGTATAATATCATGTCTTCTTTTAAATGCTTCTTCCCAAGATTTACACATGATTAAAACCTCGCTTCACAATGCTCTAACATTGTTTCCAACGTTTCCTTGTCGTACAAAATAGAACCGTTCTTGTCCGCCTTGTATTTATCAAAAGTGCATATCGTATTTATAAAATTTCCGATGCAGTCCGCATGGAAGTTTATGTTGTATACTTTCTTCTGCCACTTGCCGTTTGCGTATATTTTGGTGTATCCACCTTTTCTTGTCTTGATAATAATTTTAGAACGTGACTTTTTCATTTTTCATCCACTCCTCAAATTCTTTCCGGCATTTAGGGCACAAATGAAATTCTTTGTATCCAACATCACATATTTCTTCAATTTGAACTCCTGTAAGCAATGGTGATACAAGTTCAGTATCAGCAACATACCCTGTTACATTTGCAAATCTCATATTAAATTCTGCTGATGTAATCACTTTCCTTTTTAAAAAAGTTCTTCTTTCCGGCATCATTTTTATTTCAGATTCACACCGATCACAAGTGTACCATTCTTTTTCATGTCTCATGTTGCACCTCTCTTAATATCCGCCATTATTCTCAATAAGCCATTCTTTCAATGCAACGTGTGCTTTTGCGAAGCATAATTCCATGTCCGTATCATTTTCATGTACGAGAATCGCATCATCACCATCTCTTCTACACTCAGGATAGTCGTTTGCGCATCCTCGTTTGTAAATATAGATTTCACAGTCACATATCTTGCTATATGTTATTTCAAGATGCATCGGAAAATCTTGTGTCTTTTCGTCAAAAAACTTTAAAAACTCATTCATCCTCATATCCTCCGTAACCCATGCAGACGGAATCGAACCGCCGACACACATCCTATGCGGATGCCGCTCTGCCACTGAAGCTATGCATGGGAATCGCACCGTAAAACCTTTTTATGGCTTGCGCTTGCCATAACCAAATGTGCGCCGCCTACTTGTCACTGACTATCCACAATCTCACAGTCTTGTTTTTTTCTCTACTTCATAGGCTTGGTTTTCGCTAAACATATGTGGCTTACGTTTTAGTCAGGGAATAGTTGCCGTGGGAGTTGAACCCACCCGACCCAAACAAGGTACGACTACTTTTGAATCTGCAAATTCTACTCGCAGAAGTGTTTTTCGTTGACCGATAATGAGCAACTACTATCCATACATCTCCCATCGACCGGAACTATTGCAGTAGTACCCGGCTAAGTGGAGATAAAGATAAACGCCGTACACAGGATTCGAACCTGCAAGCCTTTTACAGCCAACGGTTTTCAAGACCGCTCCCTCACCACCCGGACATACGGCAAATATAGCATGGTTAATTGCTAGAACAGGTATCTCAACTCACAATTATGCATATCCCCCTGCGAACAATGATATGCGTTCCCATTCGTATAAACGCAGTGTGTAGGATTCGAACCTACAAGGCGAATAAACGCCCGGCGGCTTAGCAAGCCGTTCCAATACCATTATGGGAACACTGCATCTTGATGGTGCGATTTCTTGAAACAATCCATCCGTTACGACTATCAACCACGCACCTGCCCAATAGCGTCTTTTAGGATTGAATGAAAAAGTTGGGATGATGGGACTTGAACCCACAGCCTATGCCGTAGAAGGACACTGCTCTTTCCATTTGCGCTACATCCCAATGTGCGTTTCCATAAGCTGTATGCCTACATTTAAGGCGCTGACACAGCGCAACACTTATGGCTATTTTTATTTTCGCAGGACATCCGCCAGTTACCTGCTAGTTGGGAGCTACCCAACCACCTACGCCAATTTTATGTCCGCAATGGCTGTGCGGGATTTTAATGTCTTTACTGACCATACCAGTTCTTTTTACAATGTCTCACTGGTGTACCCATTGATTGTTTTTTAAGTGGTCGCTCCACTCTTCCGACTCCGTGGGATGGGAACCGGAAAACCCTCACGAGCCTTGCGACGGCTCTTAACAGCATTCCGCTATGAGGTGAAAGGAGTATTCCATGTAGGTGGAATATTCGCAGATGGCAAAGACCGAAAGAAGAAAACATCTGCGAAACAGGACTACCAGGATTCGGACCTGGGAATGCAGCAGTCAAAGTGCTGTGCCTTACCGCTTGGCGATAGTCCTAAACTCCGGGAGAGAGACCATCTGCTCCCGGATTATTTTCGTGAAACACCCTATATTGCTTTATCTAAAAAATTGTCTCGCCTGTGTACGGTACTTTGAAAAACTTGGTGTTGTCGAACGCATATTTCCATTTTTCGTTTCCCACACACAGGCTACATACACTCTTGATGCCTTGATTTCTCTGCCACATATCCAATGCCAACACAACACCGGATATTCGGCAATAACAATGGCTTTATGAATTTAACCCATTCAACGATGTGATATGGGATAATTCGCATAATCTCCGGTAACCACATAGGCTATACCCACATAAAAGTTATTCCAAATGCAAGAAACATTGCGGTTGCAAAGAAGAATACTCCGTCTGATGCCGTTTTCTGCTTTGGAGCATATAATGCACTTGCTATTGCGAAAAACGCCATTACTGCAGTTGTCACAATTTTCAAAATTATGAATAAAATCATGTTAACTCCACCTCCCACACAAAGTAATTTGCAATCATAAATATCAGCCCGAACGCAATGCACAGCACTCTTGAAATCGTATCTGCACTTGAATCCCACGCAATCTGAAAACTGCTTCCGCTTAGGACAATCAATGCCATAGAAGAACATACTTTTAAGAATTTCCTGATTATCTTTTTCATTTTTTCTTCGTCCTTCCTTCAATTTCATCGATCATTGCCATTACCAGTGCTTTAGCAAACTGGCTATTGTTATGCATTTTAATCAGCAGATTGCCTTGCCGAATAAGATACGACCAGTCATCATCCGTTTTCGGATTAGCGCACTCTTTATGAATTTTCCAAACTTCTGTGTAGATCTCTTTAATCTCAGGTGGCAATTCGCATTTCTCCTTAACTGGCAAATCTTCTTTAGGCTCTTTATCAAGTCTGCTCTTTTGATGCTTCATCTGACAGCTAACCATTTCCGTAACGTTCTCACGGTCTCTCTTGATTCCGTGACCTTGCAGAAACAATTCGCATTGCAGTACTTCACCGCATTTTGAACATTCGTCTTTAATCTCTTTCCCAAATATCTGCATACGCTTAATCTCTACCAGTGACTACTGCTCTTAAAAATACTCCGATGATGAACAGGATATATACCCATGCAGGAGCCTGTAATTGAAACAGTATCCATGCTAAAACTATGTAAATGAAAATCATGTGTTACACCTCCTAAAGGCCTTTTTATTTTTGAGAAAATTTGAGGGACTAAGTAGGGGCTGTTCACTGATCCTGTCAGACCCCCTCCCCCGTTGCCATCATTTCATTTTTAACTATGCGCAAAACTAATCTTTCACGCAGTCTTTATTGACACATTCTTAACTATCCCATGTTTCCGCATGTTTCCGTTGTTGTTGCTAATCATTTGCATCTACATTGCTATCGTCATACACTCCGGAATCGGTCAACATTGATGTATTTTGTCCAAAATTTGTGTCTAATCGTGGGAGCTGGTCGGCTGTCCTAGTTATCTTGTGTACAATCTCTTGCTGTGTGGTCTGTTTCCTCCCGTGGTCGTTGTTTAATCGTTCCGTTGCTCCTAGAGCATTCCGCAGATTAAAAGCAACAAGCTGATCGCAATCTGCATCATCTAACCAATTTACAAAAGCTTTTCTGACCTCGTCCATGCTCGATGTACTTGATTTAGTCCTCCATGCACTTAATGCCTGTTTAGATATCCCTGTTAATATCTTAAATGTATCAGCTGTAGCAGTCATATCATAAGCGTTGGCTAACTCTCTAAGATATAAATAAACCTCATACAATAGATCTATATTGTACGCATTGTAGTTAGTTAGCATTTGGTTAATACTATTATCCACTACGTTTTGGGGTATATCTTTTAATACATTGCTAGGTCTTATATAATTATTATATATATATTGCATGGCTCCATTAAAAACCGGTTGCCGTTGTGATCTCATGTCATCGATGCCATAAGCCGCACAATAATCATCAAAGTATTTACGGATATTTTTTTTAATCTCGTCAATGTTTGGAATCTCTCTGACGTCCTGCACCGCTCTACACCTCCTGAAAATCTGCAATAAAAAAATCACTAAGCATCACTCAATAAACCTATGTCTTTTGATCTCCTCCACAGATCAGGCAAAACATAAATTTACAAAAGTGATCAGCTAGTGACTTCTGATCGGTTCTGGTCTGTCGGCTCCGGTGGTCTTGGTTACAATCTGGGCGGCTGCATATCCAGAGGGGGGTTGGATTTGCACCGCTGTCACTCGTACCGTATTAACGTCGGCTCCCTAACTGCTTTTATCATACCATAAGGGATATTAAAAAATCCACAACATAATACAATAACCTTTTACGCATTTGACAATTTGTTGCTGTGGTATGTCTGCCGGTGATCTTGAGTAAATAAAAATCATGCGATTAAAAAATATCATCCGTGCAAATTTGACAAATGGGATTTTTTAACAGGTAGATAGGTAGTTTTTGTAGATGGGGACATGGTGACAGCCAGTCGGCTCTAGTATTTATATATACTTGGTTATACAATGTCTTTCTGCTCTTATTTATTTTTATTTTATCTAACCTTTATTTTATCTAATCTCCTTTTATTTAATCTGCGTCTACAAAATGTCTACAATTTGTCTACAAAATTTAGCACGTTAAAATGTCACAGTGAAAATAGATCAAGAAAAGCAGGCTGTTACACCTGCTTATAGATTACGATATTTTGATTTTATTTTCTTCGCTCCGCTGAATATTTAATAACAAGGGTTTTTTTTTGCCAGCTCCCAAACCTCATTAAATTTTTGCTCGTGCCGTTTTGCATACTCGTCAAAAAATTGCTGATCTGTGCACGGTGCAAGCTCTCCGTGTATCTCCTCTCGCAAATCGTCATCCATAAAATATACCGCCAAATCATAATCAATGTTTACTCCATACTCGTTTACTACTGTTTTTCTCATTTTTGCCACCTTTTAACCTTTCATTTTTAACAATATGTACTGTATCTTTCCCGCCTGTCCTGTAATCGGTTCCAGCGCTCGTCCTCTAATTGTTTCTTTTTCTGTACCAAATTTCTGTGGTATTCCGGATCCAGTGAACGAAGACTACACGCCCTAATAAATAGTTTTTGCAGCAACGTTTTGTCTGCAAATTTCTGCCGATCCGCTATCAGTTGTGCAGCATCTGTGTAGCTTTCCACCTCTGGGATAACTTTGGCTTTTAACTCTTCCCACGCTTGCCGCTCGAATTTGTCTTTTATCTGCGGTTCATACCACGGGAAAAACGCTCTACAAGTCGATACGATCCGGGCGGCTTTCTTTGCTGTAATCTGCTCCGGTGTTCCTTTCATTTCGTTTGCTCCTTTTCTCTTTGTATTCGTTCCATACCTTGTTTATAAATTTCTTCCGCTTCTTTCCTCTTGCGCTCTACCCATTCAACATTGCTTTCTTCTGGCCGCTGTCCGGGTAAGCCTGCCCATTTCGGAGGATGTTTAACAACTGGTGCAACTTCTCCGTGCTGTCTAGCGGCTCTTTCTGCCGCTGTTTTGGCTTGTAAAGCGTGTAGCCGTTCATTTGCCTGCATGAGTGCGATTTTCTCGTCTATGGGGCTTTTAGAGCCTGCCACGGGTGTTTCTTTCGGTTGCTCAGTTACTGTCTTCGGCTGTACTGGTTGCAATGCTGCGATCACGGCACCTATAACAAACTGGTTTACACTTACACCGTTCTTTTCTGCCTGCGCTTTGATCTGCGGTTCTAGTTCTTTTGGAAAACGCACTTTGTAATCAAATGTTTCCATTGCTGTTTCTCCTTTCCTCATGTGATGTCATAGCTTCATGATGTCATGATGTCATTTTGATGATATCACTTTTATGATGTCATGATGTCATTTGCTATGATGTCATTATATTATATTAAACTATGCTTGTCAATATATTATTGAACTATTCTTTCATTTTTTCTAATTCTTTTGTAACGCAAGATAACACAAATTCAGAAACACTCATATTCCGCAAAGTTGCAGCCGCTTTTAGCTTTTCTTTTGTTCCTTTTGGTGACATCACTGTAATTCTGTCGTAGTTGTCTTTCTGATATTGTGCTATGTATGATAGTTCTTTTCCTCTTTCCCGGAATGCCATTTTTAACACCTCTTTTCCTTCTTTATAGAATAGTATCATATTAAACTATGCTTGTCAATTAGTTTTAATGTTTGCATTATATAGGTAAAAACAACTTTCAAAAAATATTTTTAAAATTATTAAACTATGCTATTGACTATATTATTGAACTATGCTATAGTTATCTCAACAAATAAATAAAGCCGCCCGGCATCCTACCAAGACAACCCGAGCGGCACCCAAAAAGAAAGGCACCCAAATTATAACACGGGTGAAAAGGTAAAAGCAATATGAGAAAGAATGAATTATTAGAAGCAATCAACAACAGCAAGGCAAGAAGCGCATGGAATAAAGGTGTAAAGATCTATGCTTATGAGCTTGTAGAAGCTCTGGAAGTTGAAGAGATCCCGCAGGACAAAACAGAGTTAAAAAGCCTTTTACTGAATGGCGCCGATGACTGGAAACAGTACAGTTGGGGCGGCTGCTCTCTGATATATGACTGTGACATTGCAGAACGTCTCTGTTGCCCGTCTGAGTTAAAAAAGGTTTGCGGCGGCGAGAACAAACCAAACAGATCAGAGGAATGGTTAGACACACAGGCAAGAGCATTAAGCCATTCTTTTGATATAATTTATCATATTGTTAAATTTAGCAAGTAAGACAGGCTTACACCGGGGATAGTGCCCCGGCTTGCTTTTACCCGGATAACCGGGAAAAATTGAAAATATGGAGGAAATGAAAATGGGAAAAATAAATATTGATATGTGGTATGGAGACAAGCCGGAACAGGTGACAGGATTAGACATATATTTTAATGATTTAGGCGGATTTTATTCCGGCAATCTTCGCATTTTTGGAAAAATTGTTGGTGATTATTACGCCGACAGCGTGCAAGACATAGAAAAAGCATTTCCACACCTTGCAAAAGATATTGAAAACTGTTTGAATTAACCGCCGCAGAGGATGCCCGCCGGATCACTACCGGCGGCGGTTTTATGGGTGAAATTTACCCAAAAATAAAAAAAAGGAGGTTACCATAGGATGGAAGAAAAGAACATTGAAAGACTATACAAGCTGTTAGAGTGTGCGGAGCGAGAGAAAGACACGGAGACAGCCGCAGTTTTGCGGTGGGCAATTTTTGAACTTGAAAACAGATAAAAGACGGCTTGCAACCGTCTTTTTGTCGTGTTCCGTTGGATCTGCTGCCGGCTGGCGGTCTATTTGTGTTACTTTTCCACCGGATCCGGTCAGATCCTGCGCCCGGATATATTGACGGATTGCGCTGTTTTGGTGTACAATCAAATATTACAAGGGGGATTTTGTCAAAATGCGAAAAGTGGGAATCGGTCATGTATATGACATTATGGAGAGCGTAGCGGATGCCGGGGAACGGCTGGAAACCGTCATAAGTGTTGAGACTGCCGCCGGTGGTATGTCTCCGGAATCTGCAGAGCTGTTGCGGTCTGCGTATGATTCTATGCTTTCGGCAGTCGGAGACCTTGCGAAAGCTGCGACACGGTGACACGTCCAAAACGTGCACTGCAGAAGTGCGCAGATGTTACACACTTTGAATCGGTCTGAAAAAATCTGCGAAAAACCTCTGAAAACGGATTTTTCAGCTTGAAAAGTGCTACCCCGGGGGGTATTTTGAAAAAGGCATTATAATTTTGTCGAAAATTTTTCTTTCAAAAACCTCTGAAAACGAGATTTTCGGTTGAAAATGCAGACCTACGGGGGTATCAAAAGAAACACATTAAAATTTTTTCAATACTTCACATCTATTTATCGACAGAATACCACAAATGTGTTAAAATTTTATAAAATTCAAAATGAAAGGGGTAATTACTCTATGAAACAAAGTCCTTTAGGAATCACTTCAATGGTGCTTGGTATTATAAGCATTCTCACAGCTTGCATAGCTTTTGGTATTGTGCCTGGTATTATAGGCTTGATACTCGCTATTATTGCTCTGTGTCAAAAAGACAGAAAGCACGGAACAGCTATCGCAGGTCTTGTGTGTTCTGTTATCGGAATTGTAATTTTTGCCATTGTGGTATTGTTTGTAAATGGCGTATCTGATAGCAACAAGGAATCTACCGGAAAACAGACATCAGTTTCTGCAACAACGGAAAGTTCTGCAGAAGTATCAGAAATCGCACCGGAATCTAAAGTTGAAGAAGCGGAAGTACCGAGTGGTACTGTTATTTCTCCCGGTTACACATTCGATGCGGACGGATTGCAAGTCACAATAAATGATTTTGACCTTGACTACACTGATTATGAGGATGAATACGGTTGGAACGCTCCTGCTGATGGAACAAAATACATTATGATTGATGTTTCTTATCAGAACAACAGTAAAGATGATAAGTATGTAAGCATCTACGATTTCCAGTGCTACGCAGACGATACAGATTGTGAACAAAATTACAGTGTTGTTGATAGTTCTTCGTTGAATGCAAATCTTTCAAGCGGTAGAAAAACATCTTACAAGATTGCATTTGTAGTTCCGCAGGATGCGCAGAGTATTGAACTGGAATACGAAACAAGTTTTTGGACAGGTAACAAAGAAGTTATCAAATTACAATAGAATATAGGATTTTAAGGGCATTCTTCGGAATGTCCTTATTTTTTTGAAAAAGTGCTTGACTTTTTGTGCCACATTATGTATTATTTAATTGTGCCACAGAAAGTGAGGTGTTAAAAATGTCACCACGCACAGGTAGACCTAAAGCATTGGAACCTAAAACAGTAGAGGTTAAGGCAAGAATTGATGTTAAAACAAACGAACGTCTTAATCAGTACTGTGAAAAACACAATGTCACAAGAACAGATGTTGTGAGAAAAGGAATTGACAGTGTTTTAGAAAATGAAAAAGAGTAATCAAATCGCCCTCGACAAGCATTGATTACTCTTCCGTACCACTCCCAAAGAAGTGATAAATCTATTCTATCATTTTCCTTTGGGAGAATCAACAGAGATTTTAGATTATAATGCCACAAAAATAAAAATAATCCGACACGAAGTAGCGATCGTTGTTGAAGGCAAGACAACAACTAGAATCTCTGCAATCATAGGGCACAGCTTATCTCCCAACCCCATAACAGATAGGTTGTGTCCTATTTTCAAAGTAAAGGAGAAATGTCTTATGAGAAGTTTTATGTTGATTTCCATTCCAAAGGAACGATATGACCACATGGTAGAATCATACAGTAATGTGGTAGCTGAAAATGAAAGACTGAAAGATAAATTGAAGAAAATAGAAAGACTGGTGAAAGAATATGAAGGAACTGGTAAACATTGAGGGCACAGAACTGGCTGTCAGAGAATGGAATGGTCAGAGAGTTGTCACTTTTAGAGATATTGACAACGCACACGGTGTTAAGCCTGGTTCGGCAAAACGAAATTTTATAAGGAACAAAAGACATTTTATTGAGAATGAAGATTATTTTATCGCAACAAGGGATTCTCTTAAAAGTGTCAATTTGACACCTTTGAATGTTGATATACCGACAAGAGGTATAACACTTATTACTGAAATGGGTTATTTGATGTTGGCAAAATCATTTACAGATGATAAATCATGGAATGTTCAACGTACACTTGTAAATGCTTATTTTATGTTAAAAAATCAACAGCCAACACCTACTTCCACCACAGCAATCGAGGAAAAACCGACATTAGAGTTTGAAACAGACTGGTTCTGCATCAACCGTGGCAAAATCAACTACATCTGCCGTTGCTACGACATTACATCAAAGGAATATATGCACCACTTACTTGAAGTTTTGGGAAGAACGTATAATTCTGATGAAGCAAAGAGAATTTACAGCGCAACGACCGGAAACTGGAAATGCAGAAATTCCGAAGTAATCACCTACTTCCCACAGCTTTCAGACCTTGCATCTAAAATTCTTCAGAAAGACTTAGAGGACTGTGCAAAAGAAGAGACCCCATAACAGGGGTCTTTTCTATGCCATTATTTGAGCGACACCGTGTCGCTCAATTATTCTATTGTACGTTAAACGTACCGTAGAAAATTATTAGTGTGGCAAACAGTCACATTGCCATTCCAACAAGTCCACTTATCAGTTCATCAGCCAGCGCAAACACTTCTCTGCCGTAGGTTGCCAAAAAATCAGCAACAATCTCTTCCGTCTGAATATCCATAGTCAAATTGTAGGATAGGCAGAACGCATGGCACAATTCATGGCACAGCACACGATCATAGAAATTACCATGAATCATGTCTGATATGTAAATATCTCTTGTGTTCCGGTCTGTCATTCCAAACGTATATGTACCATCAGAACGCATCAGCATAGGGCTGTGACTGCCTACGATCCTTAAATTCCAGTCCATTCCATTTATCGTGAACAACTTACCACCTCCAACATAAAAGGGGCTAAATAAGCCCCTTAAGTGTGTTATACAATTTTTGTTACCAGTGTAGAAAGATTGTTTCGAAGTACCGTCTTTTCTTCCGGTGTTGCATCGTTGATGATTTCCGTCATGTCATTTGCCAGTTCGGTCATGTAGATTTTCAGATCACGGACTTTAGCTTCCTTGTCCTGCTGTGTATTAGCCTTATGCAGTTCCTTATTTTCCATATAGGTTCTGCGGCTTATACCGCTTCTACCCTCTCTTGCATCACGCATACCGTCAGACGTAGAAGATGTTTTCGTGTAGTACATACGTCCCATATCTCTGTCCATGTCACGGTGATACATTTCCGGGGTCATGTGGTAATAGGGTGGCTCTTCATAACCTCTGCGGTAGGTTCCACGACCTTTAGGTGCAAATCTGCCGTCAGCATAGCGGTAATGGTCATAAAAACGTTTACCACCGTCACCGTAACGTTCAAACATTTCCATGCTTTCGTCTGGGTCATAGTCCTGCATGGTTTTTGTCAGCTCACGGTAGTACATGGCTTCTGACAAATCTTTCATCATATCAACGACTTTTCCCATTTCGCAAGTATCTACTTTGTCGATACCCTTGTCAAACTGCGTTTTAGCGCATTCAGAAAGTTTTTCAATCATTTCATGCATTCTCTTAACATCCAATTTATTTACCTCCATATTCTGATATAACTTGTTCTATATCTTTTTTGTTTACCAATATTTCTTTTAATAAAATTTTATAATCGATCTTTTTATCTCTTGATATTAGTCTCAAATCTACTTCTTTCCCGTTATAATACGTTTTGCAAAATCCACTTAAATTCATAGCAATTTCAAAAGGAAGCTCTAAGTTGCAAACCCTATGGTACATAATTCCATATTTCAAATTGTGGATTTCACATAACTCACTTAATGTTTTTCGCTCTCCATTGTAATCAATGTAAATGTTTCTTCTTGTATTGTTGCATTGCTCTTTTTGCGTAATCCAACGGCAATTTGATGGTTCATAGTTTCCGTTAAAATCTATTCTATCTATGGACAATCCATTTTTATAACCATTCTTTACAGACCAGTTATAAAAATTTTGAAATCCATTTTCACCTTTCCATTCCGAACAGACCTTAATGCCTCTGCCACCATACCACATATATGCCGTTTCTTTTTCGTTTTCGCATCTTTTTCTCATAGAACACCAAATTTTAAATAATTTAGTACCGCTCATTTTGTGTATAGTTAATTCTTCTACATGGTGCTTTCTGTTTTCTTCATTAAGGCATCCGCAACTCTTGGTGTATCCACCTTTGATTTTTGAGCTTTCAACAATTGTTTCTTTTCCACAAGAACACTTACATTTCCAATATGTCTTTTTGGTGTTCTCCTTATATACTCTTTCAACAACTGTCAGGCGGTTAAATATTTTTCCTGTCAAATCATCAAAATTATATGGTGTATTTCCTTTCTTAAAAGCCATTTCCCAATCTCCTTTATACGTATATACCATTTTACGTATATTATATCAATTTTATAACTTTACGTCAATACGTATTTATGGTAGAATACACTTAAAAAGGAGGTCTTAAAATGTCAAAAATCAAATTCACAACAACAATGGAAAGCGAATTACTGAAAAAGATTAAAATTCAAGCAATCAAAGAACACCTTCCTGTATCAGCAATACTGGAAAGACTTATTAAAGAATACTTGTCAAGCCTGCCTAATAACGATTAAATTAGAGTTCTGAACCTCTACTGCCTGACTTGATGTATTCATTACCGAAACTGTTGAACAACAGCATCTTGGAACGTCAATATATGCTTGTGAACTAACATTCTGTAAATTCTCTGCTGCTGCCGGAGTTACAATCATTCTTGTGGACTGCAAAGGTTCTCCGTCTACCGCCAGTGCAAGAGAAATTTCCCCAACAGTTCCACCAGTGGGAATCTGAATGTTGCCGGAATAACTTACAAGGAATCTTGCACGGCACTGATTAGTGATACCTCTTAACTTTACAATTCCGGATCCCTCTCTGTGAGTGATACAACCACTTCCATTTACGGCAGTTTCGGTAAAAGCAACGTCCGCTCCTGCTGCCACAGTCTGTAATGCTACTGCTGTATATTCAGCCATAATAAATACCTCTCTTTCAAAATCAAAGGGGCAAACCATATAGTCTGCCCCATGTTGTCAGTAATTCTGCATAGCAGACATAACCTTAAGGTTAAGTTACTCGATATGCAGTTTTAGCATCCGCAACCAGTGTTACATCCGCATCCGTAATATACGTTAGGGTTGGGAACTTGGTATGCAGGAATGGGTGTAGGGTTCACAGCGTTGATGATCTGCTGTGCCTGTGCACTCATGGCAGTGGTCAGAAGAGCATTCTGACGATCCTGAGAAGCGGCTCTGCGCAGATCGTTGTTCTCTGCCTGCAGAGTAGCGATCTTATCCTGACATAAGTAGTCAAGGATTGCTCTTGTACCGGCATTCTGGCTGTCGATAATATCACGAGTGTTGTTATTCATGGTGTTCTGCAATGCGCAAGTATTCGTTGCCATATTGTAGTTTACACCCTGGATAGCTTCACGGGTATCGCAGCAGCACTGCGCTAACTGTGCCTGTAAAGCATTAGCATTCTGCATTCCTGCTACGGTGTCGGCATTGATAGCCTGTTGGATGCCATAGCCAGTCTGTAAAATGTTGGTATTTACGCCATTGAATCCGGTAAGCATACCGTTGTTTACAGCGTAAAATCCGTCACACAGACCGTTGTTGATTCCGTCCAGTTTACCGATGATAGACTGGGTGTCGAACCCTCTTTGCAGTGCAGAATCGGTGTAGTAACTGGAATTAGAGCCATTACCGCCCCATCCATTACCGCCCCAACCGCCAAAAGCAAAGAAAAGGACAAAAATAATAATCCACCATGCACCATCGTCACCCCATGCACCGTTGTTTCCGTATCCGCTGTTGGCAGGCATAACAGGCATGGTAAAGGGAGTATTGTTACTCTCAAACATAATTTTTACCTCCATATAAGATTTTTTATACTTAATCTTGCAAGAATTTAGTATCTACTTCATGGGAAATTGACGCTTGAATTTTTCAAATTCTGAATCAAAATCCATACCACGTTCCTTGGCAATATTTCTTCCTAACTGCTCTACTCCGGCAAAATCTCCTTTTTGAGCCATACCCATTATATTTTTAGCCATAGGGTTAGACATGATCTGGCTGTTCCCCATCATATTTTGGATAAACTGCCGGGGACTTCCCATTCCTCTAAGCATCTGCATAGGATTCATCATATTCATTCTGCATCATCCTTTCTTTGCGATTGTGGAGTTTTTCTTTGCGATTGCGAAGATTTCAACTGCTCAATCTTTTGCTCCAGTTCATCGAAACGCTTCATAAATACCGCTGTGGCTTCGTCTGATAGGTCAAATTTCGCCTTTTCTGTGTCAGACGGTAAACTATTAGGGTCTGCATCTAAAACAGGCTTGTAGAGCCTTGTATAGATTTTCCCATCTGCTCCCCAGGATTTAGCATAGATCTCCGACAGGTCCTGTTTTGGGAAAAAAGCTGTGTTGCCATCCATAGGAACTTCATTCGGTGCTATGCACTCTTGTGCCGGTACAATACGACCGTACATCTGTACTGCGTTTTGCTGTGGCTGTTGCATAAACTGCTGTGGTTGGAATTGCTCCTGTTGTGGCATAAACTGTCCGTACATAGGTGTTCTATACTGCGGATTGAAATAGTTCGGATTCATAATCGGCTGCGGCATTTCTGTTCTCCCTTTCTTCCATTGATTCTATCTGTTTCGCAATTTCAGCTTCATCAAGTGTCTGATATGTCGGCTTGTTCATAAGTCCCAACGGACTGAAATTCATAAGCATTACCCGTTTCTCCTAAAACTTCCTCGATCACATGAACCATGATTGATTGATACTTAATCGGCACTTCCCTTGTACGTTCTTTGCTGAATATATGTTCCAGTGTTTCATCTGAAAATTTGAATTTTCCCATAAGGTCATCCCTCCTTATGCTTAAATTTTGGCATAAAAAAAGTCGCATATAGTGACACATATACGACACTTTTGCGACAAGCAAAAAAATATGCAGTTTTAAAAGTATGATAAATACGGCATTAGCACATCCTATTGCCACTCCGATAACAATAGGTTCTGCTAAAAATTCTTTAATTGAATTTCAACATCACCATTGACAATCACAATCCTTGATATTATGCTTTTTAATATATTGTTTTTCTCTTTCTTGTCGATATGCGCCCACACATCGGCAAGTTTTTTTATGTTCTCGTAAACAACTTCTTTCTTCTGACTGTTTCTTTCGTTTTTTTCTTCCTCAGTTATCTTTACTTTCATTTCAGAAATGCTTTTTTCAGTGTTCTTAATCATTTCTAAAACTGTGTCATTTCCATCGGAATAAAGAACATATAGCCTTTTTAATTTTACCTGTTCTTTTTCAAATTGTGACTGCATTATTTCAAGTTTGCTTTGCTTTTCAATAGGCTTGCACTCTGAAAGATTTAAGGATATTTTTAAAATTTCACTTTCTACCTGTTTTTCAATATCAGCAGCCCATTCCAAAGAATTGTTACAATCGGGATTAAAATTAGGCAAATACTTCATTGCTTTATCACGAGAACAGCAATATATTTTATGCTTTCCGTGCGTCCACTTCTGATACCGCATCTTGCATCCACAAACGCCACAATAGCACAATCCTGTTAATAAGTTGGCATCCGTATGACAAGCAGTTTTGTTTTTCCTACGTGATTTTCTGATTTCCTGTGCAAGTTCAAACCTTTCTTTATCAAAAATAGGTTCATGAAGTCCTTGATATACATTCCCTTTATATGGGATCATACCTATATTGACAACTCCAGTAAGCACATTTCTGACAAGAACCTCGCTGTGAAATCCTAATGATTCCTTGATATATAAATCAGAATAACCGCCAATAAACATATCAAGTGCTCTGTTTGCTTGTTCCTTGCGCTCTGGTATGGGGACAAGTATACCTTTCTCCTTGCTATAATTATAGCAATACGGAGTATTAGCACCACCAATCCAGTAACCTTGTTTGATTCGCTCCAACATACCGCCGCGCATACGAAGCATCATAGTATTTTTGTCAAGTTGTGCAAAAACAGCCATCATCTGTGTGTATGCCTGCTCCATAGGACTGTCATAACTTACACTGTCATGGACACATTTGAATAACACTTGGTTTGGTTGAAAAACTCTTTCAATTATGTATAATCCATCAATCATACTTCTTGAAAGTCTGTCTAATTTAAACGCAACAACACATTTAACACGTTTTTTTATGCAGTCGTTAATAAGTCTTTGCAATTCCGGTCTATCCATATTTGCACCGGTATATCCATCATCAACATACCAGTCAGATACAACCAGTTCATTTTTTCGGCAAAAAAGTTCTATGTCTCTTTTTTGACTATCAAGACCGTTGCCTTCTTCTGCCTGTTTTTCCGTGGAAACACGCATATATGCGACACATTCCATTTTCTTTACACTCCTTTCAATATATAAAGAATGTGCCGTATTTATCATACATACGACACATTCTAAAGCCTTTTTACAATGGTGTCAACAGCATATGGATGCTATAATCTCAATAATTTCTTTTGGCAGAGAAACATCTTCAATATCAACATCTTTACCGTCTTGTGTAACTCTAACCATTTTTTACCTCCAGTCTGTTTATTTTTTCATAAACCTTTTTTGATATTCTGTTGACCGTTCTGTCACATACATTAATTTTTTGTGCTGTTTCTGTAATAGTTTTCCCGCAAGAAAGCATTTTAAACACTTTCTCTTCCTCTTCCGTGAAATTGGCGTTCCGGAAGATTTCTTCAAGTTCTGGCTTAGTCAGTTTTGACAACTTCATAAGCCATTCTCCTTCACTAACTTTCAGTTTACAACATTACCAGTTCCCACTTGTTGATAAGTGTACTTGCAATGTTTCTTGTTACATGCGTCATAATTTCAGCTTGTGAATGATTTTCTGCAGCATACTTTCTAACAGAATCCAAATCATAAGAAAACCCTGCATCGTCAAGGTACTGTCTGATAAACCGCTCATTGTCTTCCGCTGAAAGCCTATGTAACTCATGCTTTTCTGTAAATCTACGCTTCACTGCAGTATCAACATCTTCTATGAGGTTTGTTGCGGCAATGATTACATGGTCGTTAGTAACTGCATCTAACAGCTGTAACAAGCATGTTGTACTTCTGGAAACCTCTGCGCTCGCTCCTCCTCCACCATATTCCCTCTTTACTGCCAAGCTGTCGATTTCATCCAACATTACAACGCATTGATGCTGATTGATGAAATTAAACAGATTCGTAAGATTTTTTGCAGTTCCACCAAGATAACTATCAAGCATTCTTGAAAAATTCACATATAAATACGGCATTTCAAGTTTATATGCTACATACCTGGAAAAAGCCGTCTTCCCGACTCCGCTCTCGCCATAGAGCAATGTTGCATTCAGATACGGGATCTGTTTCTCCATAAGCTGTAAACTCACATCATTCATGTTCTTGATCAGTTCGAATAATTCCTTTTCTTCATTGGTCAGATAATATCTGCTTTCTAAGTATGTATTTGTCAGATCTTCCATCGTTGCAAAACTGGAAACATTTGCTGGTAGCTCCATAAGATTCATTCCACCAGATCGTAATAGACTTTGATATTTTGTGACTGCATAGTGATTCTTCTGAGTTGTATCTTCCGCACAGCAGCAAAGAGCTGCATCTTTGGCTTTTTGTATATTGTTTTCAGCCACATATCGCACTAAGGCAAGTTGATTTTTTGTCATTCCCATTTCATATTTCCTCCGGTAAATCCTAAGTATCTTTATTTTCACACCTTACTCCATTTGCGTATTCAGTACACATACTACATAGTTTACGTTCTGTCACCTTTTTCTCCCTCCGCCAAATTCTTTATAATTGCATTTACCGTTCCTACATCTGCATTTCCATTCAAGGTCATAATCCTTTGAGATCGGAAGAGCGTCGTGTAGGGAAAGAGT